AGCCAGCGCAGGAGTCAACATTGCAAGAAAAGGACAGGAAGCGCGGAAGCATAGCTTTGGCGCGCAGCCTTTGTTACAAGATAAATGGCGCGGCTGACGAAAGCGATGACATGGATGGCGGCGGGTACGGCAGCGTAGACATTGCCGAGATTCTTTCGGCGGAAGTTGTGCGTTTGCAAGCAGCATTGGCACAGCCAGCGCAGGAGCCACAGCGCCCTTGGGTTGACCTGACTCGCACACAAATACAAAATGTGTATTTTGCAGTGTTAGAAGAACATCGCGGTGGTCATCAAATGCAGGGGCAGCTTGCATTTGGGGAAGCCCTGCAAGCCGCTATCAAGGACAAAAACAAATGAAGTCCGTGTACAAGGGCAGGATACTGGACATCTTGCAGCGCAAGGATATGTCCACCGCAGAGCTGTGCGTCCTGGTCCACTGCACCCAACGGGCAGCCCAGCAACTGCTTGCAAGGCTACGCCGCCAGGGGCTGGTGTACAGGTCAGGCTGGCGTAGGCAACCGGACGGCATCGCGGCAGTGTTTAGCGCCGGTATCGGGGTAGATGCACCCAAGCCGCCAAGGACAACGGACAAGGAGAGACAGCAAAGGTCTAGGGCCAAAGAGACTCAAGAGGAGAAAGAGTTTCGCCAGGCGCGTGAGCGTGCGAAGAAGATTAAGCCTCGGCGCGATCCAATGATTGCTGCTTTTTTTGGAGAGTACAAGTGAAAAACATTGCAAACATGACGCATCAGGAAAAAATAAATGCTATCAATACACTTCAAATTTACATTGAATCTGCTGTCGAATCAGAGCAAGATGAACTTGCTGAATTCAAAATTGAAACACAGCACAGGATTGATCTAATACTTGTCAATCTAAAAGAGATTTTTGGGTTGAAAGATAATTCATAAGATTGTCAAGCCACTCTTGATTTGTTTGCTGAATTGGCTTTGACAATTGAAAGGACCTTACGTCACCACTTACTGGTGAATTGATGTCTCTACGCATCTTGTACCAATCAGGAAATAAGATTTCTTTAGGTAATGACTGCTCAAAACCACCAAAATACTTACCAGCCAATTGCGTATCGTATGTTTTGTGTGGTGATACTGGATTTGTAATTAATTCAGCACCAGGTTTCATCTTGCCAATCGCAAGGCCACCAGAATACATTGGCTCATTGAGCAGCAGTGGGTCGGTAATCGCATATCGTGTGTAGGAAATATTTGGGAAACCTGCATTTTGGAATTTATCCAACTGCATACGGTCTACAAATGCATGACGTAATGCGCCATTGCTTTCAAGTTGTGCGCGAGACTCAGGATGCATAACACCTTTCCACTCAGGCCGAAGTGCTTTAACTTCTTTATCAAAAGATGCAATATCTTTCTTAAAAATTTTCCCTGCTTTCATTTGTTCAAGCAATGCATCAGACATCATGGTGTTAAAGTTCATTGACTCTGGACCCATTGCAGAATACACGCCGTATACATCACCACTTCCAACTTTAGCAGCCCTATCAACTGCATTTTGAAGTCCTTGAGCTGCACCTTTTTCTGATGCCCAGATAGAGCCAGTTGGAGATTGCATTCTCATAAAGTCATAGCCACCTTCTAGTGGCACTGGCGTTTGAAACTTAACATCACCAATGCCTAAAAGGTTTTGACCTGCTGCTGATCTATCACCAACAAATGGGACGATTGCTCCACCCTGCATTTTCTCTGGTGACGCAATAATTTTTGGCGGTAAATTTGCAATGGGTTGCAAGTCCATCTTCATTTGCGACACTGGTATCGGCAACTTTTTGCCAGCACCGATATCATGCCAATACCCTAATGCTTCTGCTTGAGCAGCACTCATGCGAGGAGCTTTTGTAATCCCAGCAGGAGCAAACGACATTGCACCAGACATTGTCATATCTGTTAAATCAGACAATGCACTTTGATCGGTCACCTTCATTGGGTTTCTAGGATCACTAAATGCTTTAGCGTAAAGCTCCTGATACTTTTTATCTGTATCAGATATGGAGCTTAAACCGGAGGAGAGCAATCCACCAATGCCTTGCATTTGCTGAGTGCGAAGTGGACTATTCATCCACCCCAATACATCACCAAGCAAACCGGTAAATTCTGCCATCTCAGTTACTCCTTATTGACCAGCGCCGATTGCCGTGCCCATACCCAATTGGATAGCCTTTTGGCGTAGTGATGTGGCCAAAGGCTCAACCTTCATCATGTTGGCCTTGCTCATCATCACCGCAGCCAACTGCGGGTCAAGCATAGCCTCCACCAGCAACTGCTGCAATTTATCGTCTGGCAGCCTGTACAGGAAATCCAACGGCCTGCTCATGGTGCGCAGTGTCGTATTGGTGGCCAGAGACTCGCTAAACAGCTTGCCGATAAAGTTACCCATAGACATATTCTTGAAGGTGTCAGAGCCTGGGACCTTGATGCCTGGCGCAGAAGCCGCCATCCCACGATTGATCTCATCAATGATGTTGTCCAACCTACGCTGCGCAGGCGCAGACAAGTCAACACCAATCTCATCTGCCCTAGTAATTAATTGACGGCGTAGCTTTGCAGCTTCCAATACAGGTTGTTGAGTGACAATATTTGGTAATCCAGTAGTTACCTTTTCTTCAATGTCCTGCAACAGACGCATCTGGTCAATAGGCTTAGACATTTTTTTGTACTTGCTCATGTACGCGGCGTAACCAGGTGCGGCGGCCTCAATCACATCATCAATTGATCTAATTACGTCTGCAAGTTGACCCTTTGCAAGTCTCAGACTTGGAATATCTTGGTTGTATTTACCTTGTGCTGCTGCGGCCAAATCCTTGCGAACCTCATACAACTCTTGCGGATTTCTAGCCTTTGCAATTCTGCTTGTCGCCCAATTCATTGCATTCTCAACATCTAGACGCACTCCAACTGGACTATCCATGACGTTCTTAACTGCTTGATTAACTACCAAATCAATTGAACTTTGAAATATTTCTGGTTTAACAGTTACAGCACCAAACGCCTGCTCCCTCATTGGAGTAGTCAAGCCTTCACGCTTTGCCTCTGCCCTCGGAATAGAACCTGGTCCACCAGATAGACGGCGGTAGGCATCAAGCAATGCCTGCTGGTTAGAAGTTATCTGCGCCCCGAAAGCACCAGACTGATCTAATCCCCTAATCGCCGTCTCCGCACCCGCAAGACCTGGATCGTAGGCAGCACCCGCAACAGTTGGCCTGACGCCAGGAACAAGCGGTGTAGCCTCTGCAAGACGTGCCTGCGCAGCGGCAGGGTTAGTGGCCAGCTTATTGAGAACGCCGCCAATCATTACTTGGCGTCCTTCCTCGGTGAACGGTTGCACCAACGTCTTAGGCGCGCCGATTACGCGCTGAGTAATGGGTAGCTTGGGACCACCAGGCGCCACCATTCCCGCAGCCAACGAACCGGCCATCTGACCGGCAGTGCCTACGTCACCCTCGCGCAGCATCCCGCCAGCGCCACCGGCCAGCGCAGCGCCCGATACCTGTTGCGCAGGATACCGAGCAAGCAAACCCAAGACTTCAGGCGCGATACCGGCAGGCTGACCCGCCATCTGCCGACCTGCGAGCATGGTCGCGCCCATCTGTCCAGACCCACGCGCAAAGCCTGTCGCGCTTGCGCCAGCACGGGTAATGTCCTGCACCACTCGCTCTGTTGGCGTTGCAGCCTCCGGCAGCCCAGCCCTCGTCATCAGGCTTTCCATTGACTGTGATGGCGTAGGCACGTTCGTACCCATTGCGCGGTTGTAGAGTCCAACCAGAGGGTCACCTACCATCTGGCCAAGTCCTACGCCCAAAGCGCCAACGGCAGCGCCAGGGGGACCGGCCATCATTCCACCTAAAGTAGCACCGGCTGCAACCGGACCAACTGCACGCGCAGTAAGCCCAGCCTGGCGCAGTAACTGGTCTGCCATTGATGGAGTGGTAAGTGGCTGGTCCTGTCCACCACCAGCACGGATTGCAGCAACTCTTTGTTTTAACTCTGGAGAGTCAGGCGCAACATCGTCAGGGATGTTGTTGATAATGATGCCGTCTTTAGTGGTGATTGAATATGGCATATCAGTAATCCACAGTAATGATTTTAATTCCAGCCTTTGATGCCTCTGGCACTTTGCGTTTATAGGTTGAAGATAAATTCTCTTCAGCGCGTGTAGCCATATCCTCAAGCACCGTGATCTGTTCATTCATTGCGGCGCGTGAAGTGAAAACACCAGAGAATGATGCTGGGTTAGTGAGTTGCTGTTCAATGATTCCCATGTCTGGGCCAGTCAATGCGCCAAGCTCGTACAAATCCTTGACACCCATTAGCAGAGACTGATATTTTCCGCGCATCCTTGCAGTGTCTGATCCTGTTGGTAATGGAATCTTTGCACCAAAAGGTAAAGGCACTTCACTTGGGAATACCGTTGTGTTGGATTTAACCTCTGCTTTGTATGCAGAAATGTTGCCCTTCAAATTGTTTAACTTTTTGGCAGCTTCAGAAAATGCTGCTGGGGCTTCTTTAACTGGTGGCATCAATTGCGTACCGGCAGCGCCCATGACCGGCATCGCAGCACCGCCTGGAGACTTAGGAACATAGGTAAAACCTTCTGGCGTCTCTTTGATCTCATAATTACCACGGGCAAATTCAGCCTGACTGATTCCAAGACGCTGTTGTTCCATGCCTAAACGTTTTTTCTCCATATCAAGACGCGCCTGCTCAACTGGACTAATTCCAGTGCCAAACCTCTCGCCGCCCTTTAGCGCAGACTTGTCAATGGCCGTCATCACGCCATCAACATTTTGAAGAACAACCTCACGCTGCGGACCAAATCCCTCCATCGGGCGAATAGTTCCGTCCTTGAATTGCTGAACAAGCATAGGCTTGCCTTGAGAATCAGACACTTGGAAGGGCTGCCCAGTAACCTCTACCCTTGGCGTAAGTTTCTGCGCCATATCAAAGAATTTGCTTGCCTGTTCGGGGTTACTTGCAGCGTAGACATCGGCCAGCTTCATGTACTGCTGCGCCTTAAATTCTGATGGCGATACACCCTCTGGAGCTTGCTGACCTAAGAATGTTCCTACCGTCTGCTGCATCTCTTTAGAACGCTTTGCCTCATCCAACTTCTGCTTAGTCAGCAACCCAGCAAGACCCTGAGTCTGCGCCTGCTGGTAACCCGTCTGCCCAGCCCCATACGCCTCGCCCAGAGCCTGACCGATACCGATAGGCACGGCGCTTGGGCCAGACGCCTTCAGTAGCGCCATAGCCGCCTGCATAACGCCCTGGTTCTGCATACGCTTTAATTGCTCTGGGTCTAGGTAAGACTCAAAGCCGCTAGATGGCGCATTGCCAAACAGCAACCCGCCTAAGTCAAAATCTGCCATGATGTTGTTCCTTTAACCTAAGAGTCCGAGTAGCGCGCCGAAAGCAGCGCCGTAAGGACCGCCAATTTGGTAACCGGCAGCAGCACCGCCCAAAGCACCAGCACCCACGTTGCGCGTGTATGGTGTAGTCGTTGTAGTGCCAAGGTTTGGCAGTCCCATACCCAAAGCAGACTGCGCAACCCGTAGTTTCTCAATGCCAATATTGCGTTGCGCGTCCATCTGATCTTGCAACAACTTTTGGCGTGCTCCACCAGCACTTATTACCGCATTAGCGCCACTCATGCGCAGACCCTGCTGTAGTTGCCCAAGGTTGCCCAACTGACTAGCAGCACCCAGCCTTAACTGAGCACCGGAAAGACCAGCACCTTGATTGGCAAGCATTGCCTGCTGCTGGCGTGCAAGGTCTTGCTGCTGCGCGGCCATCGCCTGGTTGAATGCATTCTCGTTTAGCTGCGTAGAAAGCCTACCGGCCTGCGTGCCATAGCCCAGGTTTGTCTGCGCCTCGGCTACACCCTGACGCGAACCGCCGAAGGCTCTTGCAGCACCAGCTTGCGCCGCAGTCTGGCGTATAGCGTTCTGACGTGAAGTCTCTAAGTCCGCTAAAGCATTCTCACGCACATATTGCGTGTACGGGTTCATGTAGCTGCCGATACTTCCGGCGCCACCCATGCCAAGGTTTGCTTGTGCAGCATTGACCATCGCCGGTTGATAAGTACCCTCTACCCCAGTGCGGTATGTGGCCTCATCAACAGTACCAAGGCCAGGGCCCGCAAGTGCAGTGTTAACTAACTGCTTCTCTCCGGCCTCGTACAGAGGATTGAACCCAGCAAACTCTTGCACGGGTAGCGCACCAGCAACACCCTGCGCCTGCTCCAAGTTAGCTAAGAATGCTTTCTTTAGATCGGGGTCGATGCTCGTCGTACCCGTAGTGCTTCCACCTTTGCTCATATCGTACCCCTTTACATTTCGAGCAAGCCGCGTAGCTTGCCCTTAGAAATCTTGCCGCTGTTGATGGCGTTCATTAACTCGATGCCGTACTTCTTTACAGCCTTGTCGTTGATGACAAACTCGCCAGACTTCAGCGTTGCGTAGCCATCATCTGGGCCTGATGGATTTGGACCTTGCAAGCGGTTCATGGATACCGGACCGCCTTTTGCGTAGCCGCCGCCACTATCGCCACCAGCATCACGGCTGCCCCAGCCTCTGTTATCACCGCTGTTATCACCACCATAACTACCGCCGTAACCGCCACCGCCGCCGCCTCTACTGTATCCCTCGTTGCTGTAGTCATTAAATGAAGGCAAGTCGGTAGTGGTAATCGGGCTATACGTTACAGGGGTCGCAACTGCCGCCTCTGGCGTTGCTACTACAGGGGTAAAGCCGCTGCCAACATTAACGTCATAACGTGGTATTGCTGCATCGCTTACCGGCGTCGCTAGCAACCCCAACTGCTGTGCAAGTTGCTGCATTTGCATAGGGTCTTGTGCAGTGTTTCCGGTATTGATTTCGCTCGTAGCATTTGGGGTAATTCCCCGCGCAATAAGTCCCTGATTTTCAACAAATTCTGGGTTTAAAAATTTCTGTACTCCCCCTAGAGTTGTATAACCAAATAGCTTTTGCGCGCCTTGCACAAACTTTGCCATACCAGGATTGTTCGCGTAGTAATTCGCTTTCTGCGCGTCACTAAGATTTTCCCAAGCATCAGGATCGTTTCTCTCATCCAGTTGCTCTTGGCTTAACCCGCGAGTCCAAGGACCAATAGAACTAAATTCTGGTATCACTCCAGAGCCAGCAGCCTGGGAAGCAGCAGCAACACGCTTGTACAAGTTAGGGTCATACCCACCCATCGCACCACCAGCGCCAGCGCCGCCGGTTGTGCCACCACCACCTGTTGCACCGCCTGATCCACCACGGCCACCTGATGCGCGCATCCGAGCCAAGATGTCCTCATACGGACCCTGATTTGCATACGGCAGGTAAGTCCCAAAGTATGACCCCCCCGGAATAGAGACGTTGTTTGCTCTTTGATAATCAGTGATGCCACCTAGACTCATATCGTGCCCCTTACAAGTTCTTGCTCAAAATAAACCACTTAGGTTCGTATCCTTCATCGCGCAGAAACGTCTTGGCCCAGCCTTTACGTCCTGCGAGAGTGACTCGCGTGCAACCTAAACTCTTACCCCAGCGCTCGATGTGTGGTCGCATCAGCTTGAGTTCATCTAGGTCGCCGCCAGCCAAGAAGTAGTGCAAGTTCTTGATTTGCGGGTAGACAATGATCTCGGTCACCACCACCGACTTGACGCCAGGCCAGACTTGGAATCTGTCCTTGGCCACCCCATCGGCAATGTCATCAAATGTGTGTGTACCTTCTGAGTATTCTAAAGCCGATTCGACATGGTGGCGCAGCCTTACAAGCTCGTCCACGTCTGTCACCGACGCCCACCAGCCGTAGCCTCCAGGCGCATAACCCCAATCCTCCAATCGGCCAAGGTGTTACCCGTGACCTTCATCTCAACCTGGCGCCCAGAGAACCGGACGCTGGTAGGGTTTGCCGCCGTAAACGGCCCAAAAGTAGACTCCGCGCCTGTTGGGTAGAACCTTGACGTGAAAGAAACAACGGCCTCGCCCAAGGTTTGCTCGTCAGGAATCACCTGCCTGACGTTCATTATGTTTTCGCCGGTCCCCAGCTCAATGGGTCCAGATTGCGCGTACAGCACTGCCGAGTCATAGTCAAAGCCCACCTCGTGCTCGTAGATGTACCCGCTGCTGTCTACCATGATCGGGTAGGTGTACACGCCAGCATCCGTACCCGATAGGCGAGACAATGTTCCTATGTTCCAGTGACCCTCGCGGTAGTTGTACGTTACATAAGAGTCGTTCTCGTTGTTTGCGTTTGATGGGTAGAACCACCATATCTCACCAAATTTACTATTGTGAACGGCATAGACTTTTGACTTTTGCGTTAGGTTTATGTCGTTAAAAACGTAGTCTGATACATCGCACGGCAGTGGCTTGACGTACCCGTCGTATATCCAGAACCCGCTACTAGACATCCATATGGCGGCAGTGTCGATAGCTGCCACTGACTGCGCCGAGATCAACCCGCACCCGCTACCGGCCTTCTCAAACCCGTACACGAACGGAGGCCCAACATATTGAGCCGTGTGTACGTCGACGTCAGTAAACAGTAGGTTCACACCCTTGACGCGCTTACCCGCAATTAGAGTCCCCGTTGTGGACAGCTCGTAGTCACCCGCCAAATTGTCTATCGCCGCAGTCCAAATCGTGTTGTTCTCTTGATCGCACCAGGCAACCTTGCGCGGGTTACCGCCAGCACCTAAAGCAAACATGATCCGGTCAGCAGTGACCATCACCGCCTTGTTGCTTGTCGGTGCGTTTGTGATAACCGCTGCCAGAGTAGGCGTTGCAAACCCTAGCTGCCACTCGTACAGTTTGCCGTCTGCATTTGAGCAAGCAATTAGGTACTCACCCCAGGTATCCATCGACCAGGTTGTTGCGCTCACTATGTCACCCAAGTCAGGACGCTGGACGCCATAGGCGAAGTCTCCGTAGGTGCTGTACCCGTAGCCGGTGTAAGACGTAGCGTCAGCAATGCCTGCGGTAAACCCTGTGGGCGTGATCTCTTTGAGAGTGCCTGACTCGCTCATCACATAAAGTTTAGTGTGCGTACCGGCTGCAATCCAACGGTCATTGCTGTTATCGCGCCAGGTAATCAGTCCCCTGGTCTTTCCACTCATCGCCGTCTGCGCAGTGACCCGCTTACGCCACCCGTTAACAGGTCGCAGCGTGTTCTCGTACCAGCGCACTAGGTTAGCGTCGAACCAGCGCCCAGATGACTGGTACTCGGTCCCGTTACGGTAGATGCCTGGTGGTATTTTTAGGGGTATGTACATGACGTTCTCACAATGTGTTTGACACAAATTGCATTGTCGCAATCAGCGACGCGGTAGATGGGTAGTTGGACGCTGCCGCATACGCCTGGATGCTCACTGCGGTGCTGTCAGTCTCCCACCATAACTCAACATAGTCAGTGGCATCAAGTGATAAAAAGTAGTTCCAGGCAACAATTGTGTGGCCATCGACTGCGCCATGCTTACTTGGTATTCCAATAAATCCGGTAGAGCCGACAAGGTTTGTCCCGTTGATCTTGATCCAGACCCTTACATCATGGTCTGCACTATCTGTATTCTCAAATTCTCCAGACCACTGAAGGTTGTAGATACCGGAGTCTGTGACCGTGATGCGCGAGTTGCTGGCCACCGTAATGCCATTGGTGTAATCAGTCGTGTTAAACGTCATCGCATACGCGGTATTGATGGCCGCTGCCGTCTGGTCTGCCGTACTCTGAAAGGCTCCATAGGGGGCGTTGATGTACCGGCTACCCTTGACGCCAAACAAAGCGCCAAGCACCGAAGTCACTTTCCTAAAGTAAACATTGAGCGCGCCATTGGACTCGTTGAAGTTGCGGCGCTCGTACTCCTCTGGTGGATACCCCAGGTTTGGCGGTGTCGGAGTCTCAAGTTTTTGCTGGATGGCCATGATTTATGCCAGCATTGAAGTCGCCGCTGTCTGCACATGAGCAACCCTATTTAGCCAACCCTTTAGGAATTTTTGCTGGGTTGAATTTTTTTCTACGATAGAGTTGTAAAAATCTTCCTTTTGCTTTGCAAAATTTTGCAACAATTGTGCAGGCGTTGTTTTGTTTACCAGGGCCATAGTGCCAGGCCCGATAGCACCGTCAGCAACCGCCCCTACAGCTTGCTGGAGGAACTTGGCAGCGCGGCCAGGCCCAGCGTTCACCGCAAAGTCAAAGACTGCGTAATCGACGCCCTGCGGTAAATCATCACCTCGCACCTTGTCCCAATACATCTTTTTGTAGAACGGCTTTACGTCAGAACGTGTCAGGGCTTTCATCTCCCCTGGATTTATTGGCCTACCAAGATAGGCACTCCAAGCATTGATGGTCACGCCCAAGTTAGTCTCACCCCCAGAATCATCCTTGTCCCAGACATAGCCACCCTCGGAGTGAATAATCCGGTCAAAGGA